GGTGGCATCGCGATCTAATTCCTGGAGACAGTGACGAAGCCTAGCGTCGGCAGTTCGCCCTGCGAACTAAGCCCCGTCGGGATCATTCTCTTTTGTGCTAAAGTGCCTCGCGATGGGCCGGCTGCTCAAATTTCGTGACTACATATGGGAAGCGGTTCGTACGCATCAGTTCAATTTCGTTACTCTGCTCATTGCCTTGATGGCCGCTGGGTTTGCCGGCTGGTCTTCTTTGGAGGCTCACAAAGCCAGGGAAGAGGCAAAGGAGGCTTCGACGTGGGCGAACAGGTCTGCTGAAAGGAGCGCAAGCGCGGCCGAAAAGAGCAATACGCTTGTACGGCGCACGCAGCAGCCGCTGTTGGTGCCGAACCTCGTCTCAATTGGGAAAGACCGTAAGATCGAAATTGAGAATATAAGTACGACCGGTCCCGCCTTTAATATCAGCGGAGACTTCAAAGTGGATCGAATTCCCGTTGCATATTACGGCAAGAATGGCGTGACTTCGGAAAAGTCGCAAGATCGATTGCTTGCTCATCTCAAATCCCTGACGCCACACCTGCTGACGCCAGTTCTCGCGCCTACAAAGCGCTACGTAGTAGAGCAACCGTTTCAGGACGTTTCGCATTCATTTTCATTCTTTGTGATTGAGTTTCAGCCCGTAGTCATCGGAGTCATCGAGTACGATGACTTACTCGACCCCGACAAAGACCACCGTATTCCTTTTTGTCTTCCTCTCACTAGCAAGGCTCATTTAGAAAGCTGTGATGCGATTAACACACTGCAGTTTCAATCTCTGGCTCAATAGGCGATCAGCACTGATCCTTGCCATACCGCAGGGGCGACCGCTTCGCCTCGCGCGCGGAACTGTGCAGCGGGCCAGCAAATTATGAAAACGCTTTGTGTATTCACCATAATTGTGCTGGGCGGGGCGGGCTGCTACGCCGCTCAAGCGCCCAAGACCGTGCCTTTAGACGACGTCGTCGCGGAGGTTGAGAGCTCTCTCCGCGATTATCAAAAGGACGTCACCAGTTCCGATAACGTGCTACCACCTCTGAAGACAGCAGAGTTGAACTTCAAGACTGTGGTCCAAAAGCAAGGAACCTCTGGATCTTCAATTCTAATATTCACTCTCAAAGGCTCTAAGCAACACCAGCAGACAAACGATTTGCAAATTCTTTATGGGGTTCCGAAACCAACGGGCAGTGCCAGCTACAACCCTGTACCTCTTCACAAGGAACTTCTTGACGCGATCCGGACTGCCTCGCGGGCGATAGAATCCTCGATGCCATCCAGTTCCTTAGGCGGCTTGAACCTTACCACCACTTCGATATCCATTAAATACGCAGTCACGACTTCCTTCAGTGCTGAAGGTAAACCAGTTATCCAATTTGTGATCTTAAATCTCGCTGAGAGTTATAACAAAAACGAAGTCCAATCCATCGAACTAATATTCGAGAGAAAGTAATCGAGGCCTATCGCAGTACCAGCCAATAAACCGTTCGATGGCATACGTATAGCTCCGCCTGCAACGCACAGAAGCAAGCGTATTGAGATGGCCGCTATTGATTGTTCCAGCTCAGAGATTGTGAGGTTGCTGTGCGATCGACAGACTTGCGTTGCCGTTTTGATAGGTAGCGGTTGCTTCAACCACCACCAGAGTTTCGTCCTCATGAAGCCTGAACACGACTGAGCCTGGGTCGGCTCCGAATTTACACTCCCGTTAAGAATCGAGGGTTATTGATGCTAACGTCCTTTATCGTTCATGATGCACGCAAGAAGATTCACGCAGTACGAAGTATCTCTCTTTTCTGCTCTTGCCAATCAAGTGGCATTTGCCTGAGAACTTGATCCAGTGTTAGGTCGGGCCGATGCTTGCCGGTCACAAGGGACTCGACGATTTCCGGGGATAGGGTTGCGCATCGCAGGATACGGCGCGTGTGGCGAGGCCCCAATCCGTCTTGCGCGGCCAACTGGCGTATTGAGCGAATTTTCCCTTCAATAATTTGGTCGTACCAATATCTAGCTCGGGCTACGGCATTCGCCAACGATGGTATACGTGCCTCTTCGAGACTGCGCTCTTTGTTCGGATGCATTACGCGAAGTTCGCTTCCTCGACGAAGAATCTGAAAGTCGCCAGCTAGTCTCAGAATGTCAGGCTTGTCTCGGCGCGAAACAGGTGGGACTTCGAACTTCTGCCCGAGCAAAATCGCGAGCAGCTTGTTTTTGTCAACCTCGATCCACGCGGCAGCCTCGCCTATGGTGACCCGCCTCAGTATGTTCCCGACGATCTTATATTGCTTCGAGGTTTCGAGCGTCGGCCATTCTTTGGCGATCCGCTTGGCGCACTCTGCTACTGCATCTTTGTGTGGCGTGTTTTTCATCCCGGCTGTGCACTTGTCCGGTTTCTGCAGCATGAGGTGCATTTGAGACATAACGAATCGATCCAGTTCCCGGGCGGGAAAGCGAGTGATGACGGGCTTGGCGCGATCTTTCCGGACGACTGTTTGTGAAGTGTAGTAGCGGTATCGTTTGCCGTTCTTTACAGAATGTGTTGGCGTGAACCGGACGCCGCTCGTATCGAAGAGTTTGCCGCAGAGCAAACTTGGAGTCGAATGAGACTTCCCGTTGCGATGCGCCTGGTTGTTTTCGCGTAAGCGGGCGGCGACTTTGTTCCACAACTCTCGCGGCACGATTGGTTGGTGCTGGCCGATATAGGACTCCTTCCGGTGTAAGGTTTCCCCGATGTAGGTGCGGTTGTTGAGTAGATGATAGAGGGCGCCCCGAGAATACGTCGCTCCGCCGTTGGTGTGTCCAGCATTGCTCGTACGAATCTTGCTCCGGATCTGTTTCTGTTCTAAGAATCGCTGGAGTTTGCTGACACATCCCAGCCGCAAGTACTGGCGGAAAATTTCGCGTACAGTGTCAGCTTCCTCTCGGTTGACAACGAGTCGGCGGTCAACGCAATCGTAACCGAGAGGGACCAGGCCTCCCATCCACATACCCTTCTTCTTCGACGCGGCGATTTTGTCCCGAATCCGCTCGCCCGTGATTTCGCGTTCGAATTGAGCGAAGGACAGCAGCACGTTCAGTGTCAGACGCCCCATCGAGGATGTAGTGTTGAAGTGCTGAGTAACGGAGACAAAGCTGACTTTTTGGGCGTCGAAGATCTCGATGATCTTGGCGAAATCGGTCAGCGAGCGAGTGAGACGATCAACCTTGTATACAACGACGGTGTCGACCTTCCCGTCCCGTATATCATTCAGAAGTTGCTTCAAGCCGGGGCGTTCCATCGTGCCACCAGAGAAGCCGCCATCGTCATAGTGATTAACCAGTACGGCCCAGCCTTCGTGCTTCTGGCTGAGAATATAAGACTGGCAGGCTTCGCGCTGCGCCTCCAAAGAGTTAAAAGATTGTTCCAGTCCTTCCTCGGAAGACTTCCGAGTGTAGATGGCACACCGGACGTGTTGCTTATTCATCGGGGTGATCTGCAACTGAGTTGGTTTTCGTGAGGCCGAAGAAAGCGGGACCGGACCAGCGCGTACCCGTAATCTTCCGGGCAATCTCTGAAAGGCTCCGATGTGAAAATCCACGGTATTCGTAGCCTGAATCGGTTACGAAGACCTCGTGGATGTGCCCGCGCCACTCGCGGAAAAGCCGCGTTCCTGCCTTGAGCCGAGCCCGAACGAGCGCCCTTGTTGACGACCGATCTCTATCGAGCGCTTTGGCCACACGACGGAGTTCAGCAAGGACGCCGGGTTTGAGGCCCCCATAGGCGTTCTCTTGAATCCTATAGGCCAGGAAGGGGACCAAGATTTCTCGACGGATGCCTTGTGGGGCGGCTTTCTTGTAGACTTTCTGCCACAGATGCAGCAGCTCGGACCGCGACAATCCCCGCAATTTAGCGATCTGATCGGGGATTTGTGACGTCATTCTCTCCTCCTTGACATCCGCACATTCACGCTCGCTGGGGCCGAACAGTCAAGCGGAACTACGGGTTCTGGGGAGAAGAAGAAAGAAGAAACTAACGAGCAAGGCGACTGAAAGACGTTAGGAACATCACGGAGGAGATCTTGTCCGGACAAGTATTGGCGCGCTAGACTCCAAGTGATCGAATACCGGGGTCGTCGAATTCACCCAATCGTCATAGTTGCTGCCGGGGAAGGCCGTCAGTTCGCGGGAGTGACTACTCCCAGGCTAGCCTCCAATACGGAACCTCAGTTTTGGCAAAGTACCGGAATGCATCGGGCCCGTGATCGTGAGTTTTCAAAGGCTTTTCCTCACCACGCTGTACCGCCTTAGGATCCCAGGCGTATGTTTGGAGCTCCTGAATTGTTCTTGTGGCGGTTTCGCGACAAAACCTTACGAGCTTTTGATTCAGTACCATAGAGGCTACTCGGATCCCTTCATTCACATCATCCTCTGCATCGACGTGCCAGATCCCGCGCTTGGCCATCTCCGCTTTGAAGGAGGCTGCAGAGGGGTCAATGATAATTTTGGCGTCGTTGCGCGGACCGATGAACTGGAGGAGATCATCGGCGTACTCAGCATCGGTCTTCTGCCGCATTTCGGTGGCTGAATCCCAGTAGTACTCGCGCGTTACCCAGAAAAGCTGTCCGTCGTCGTAGATGTCCAGAAAGACCATGGGATTGGTGGTGCCGTAATCAATGGCAATAAGTCGCTGTTGATGGCCGCCTTTCGCACGAAGAGCCCGCGGTTCATCTTTCAGATCGTAAAGCAGCGCGTCGGACCATGAGTCCTTATAGATTGCTCCTTCGGCAATGACCCAGAGGCCCTCTATGAACCTCTTGTAAAAGAATCCGGTATAGAGCCGCTTCTGCGATTCGACGAATTCAACCGTCAGGTTTGGGTTATCAGCCATTGTGAAGTGGTCTGACCATATGATCCGCTGGTCTCTCAGCTCCGGATTGTCCAGGTAATCGGCCTTGAGCCAGTGGTAAGGGCTATCGGGATTCGTCGTGCCATAAAGGCGAGCACCCCGCGGCGACATGCGGCTGAGCAGCATTTGAAAAAAGCTCCGCGGCATGAGACTGACCTCATCGCAGAGCGCAATGCCGACTGTCAAGCCGCGAATGTATCTCTCGGAACCCTCGTCCTTGGCTCCGATAATCAGCCATTCAGAGTTGAATAACTTAAGCTGCCCTGTGCTTCGGCTGTAGTTGTAGTTGGATGAGCCGACAATCTCGAACAGATCCTGGAGAACGTTGTTATAGATGCTTTGCTTCGAGACCCCGGTGATTATCTTGCAGCCACCGACTTCATAACCGCAGCAATAGATTGCCTTTGGATGTAGGCACCAGGTCTTGCCACTGCGGACCGCTCCCTCGAGGATATTAATCGGCCAGTCATCCTCCGGCGGGCGCATCGCGAAGCGTTCCGCTCGAGGCCCAAAGTTAAACGTGTATGTCATGACTCTTCACCCGCGGTTTGCGTCGACCTGTTTATTCGCCGGACCAGTTGAAGCGTTCTCCTCAGACACAACTCTATTGGCCACCAGGCGTCGGTTTTTTTCACGAAACTCTTCCAGCAAGGCGCCCAGTTTATCCTTTTGGTCAGTCCGGCCCTGACGCCCAGTTTTAAGAAGCAACTCTGTGGACCTAACGTCTCCACCCAGTGCTTTGTTAACGTGCTGCTTGGCAATGGCTCGGCGCTTGGTCATCTTGCGGCGCTTCCCGCCCTCCTGGACGACGATCGCGGAGCGCAGCTCCGTTTCGACATCGTCTTCGAATGCCCTGCTTTTGCGAGGACGGCCGTTGGGATTTCCGGACTGCCCGGGTTTGAATTGTGTGCGCTTGGGCGGCTTGCCGTAGCCCACTGAATATTTCGTATCGTTTTCCTCATCCATGATTGATCTCCGGTTCTTCACTGGCGATATCATCAAACGGTTTTCCGCTGACAGCGTGCACGGCGCGGTCGCCGGTGTAGCGTTGCCAGCGCTTAATGGCCGTATCAACGTAGACGGCATCGAGTTCGATGCCATAGCAGGAGCGCCCCGTCCGTTCGGCCGCAATGAGTGTGGACCCGGAGCCCAGAAATGCGTCCAGCACTGCATCGCCGCGCGCCGAGCAATCGAGTAGCGCGTCGGCCACCAAAGCGACTGGCTTTACGGTGGGGTGCAGGGCCAGCAGATTGCCTTCGTCGCTGACCTTAGACAGGGTATTTACGCTCGGATATTCCCAGACGTTCGTTCGGTTGCGACCATATCGACCCAGCTGTATGTTGTTCTGGTGCTGGGTCTTTCCGTTTCTGTAGACGAACACCAATTCGTGACGCGATCGGTAGAACGAACCCATTCCGCCGTTGTCTTTCACCCAAATGCAAATGTTCAGAAGGGACTCGTAAACCTGCCGGCCAGCGCTCAGAAGTTCTCCCATGTGTCGCCAGTCGATGCAGACGAAGTGGACAGAGCCACTGGCGCTGTTACGTGCCAGTAAGCGTAAGCTGGAGGAGAGGAAAGAGATGAATTCGAATTCGCTCATCTCGCCCGAGGCCATCTTAAATTCCCGGTGTCGGACTGTACCTTTACCACTCACATTGCCGTCGATCGCTACGTTGTAGGGTGGGTCGACAAAGACGACTCCGGCTCGCTTGTTGCCAAGCAATTTCGAAAATGAGTGTTGTTCAAGCGAGTTCCCGCAAATGATCCGATGTCGGCCCAATTGCCAAACGTCGCCAGATCGTGTCACTGGTTCCAACGTCTCCGTAATTTGGAAATCATCATCAGGATCTGGTTTGTCTTCAGGCGCTGTTAGGATCAAATCGATCTCTGGGATATCGAAACCGGTGATGGTCACATCGAAGTCACTGTCAATCGTAAGGAGATTCTGCAGTTCGATAGCGAGGACCTCCTTGTCCCACCCGGCTTTTTCAGCCAAACGGTTATCGGCTATGATGTAAGCCCGGACCTGATCAGGAGACAGATTCTCCAATTTAATCGTAGGCACCTCGGACATGCCAAGGAGCTTCGCCGCCGCGACGCGACCGTGACCAGCAAGTATCGTATTTGTGCGGTCGAGTAGGACGGGGTTCGTAAATCCGAATGTCCGCATACTGTCAGCGATTTGGCGGATCTGATGTCTTGAGTGGATTCGCGCATTTCGGTTGTTGGATCGGAGGCACTCGATGGCTGTGTACGCAATTTCAAGCTCGCGACCTGGATTTTTTGTCACTGGGGCATCCTCTCTTCTAATTCCACGCGAGTGTGACGGGACAACGAAGACAAATCAATCCTGTGAGCCTTCTAACCGACAGCATTTGGACAAAAATCGTCGTGAAAAGACCTGAGTTTTCACCAGATACAGGAAAGCCCGAAAAGATGTCCGCGTCGACAGTTATGACAGGTGGGCAGACTTCAAAAGACGTTTTTTGTATCTGTCCCGAGCGACGTACAATCGCTTTTTGAAATAACGAACCAACGTTGGGCGAGAACAGATATCCTCAAAGGTTTTGAGGGGACGCCTGAAATGCTTTTGGTTGTAATAGGCTATTTTTTCGCGCTGCTTGGGTTGTAGTTCCTTCCACTTCATGCCGGCGCTATCAAGCTGCTTAGCGATGGAGAGAAGAAGCGCATCGGAAAGTTCACCGTTCTTTGAGCGTTCGACATACAGCCTCCCTGCCAACTCGTCAAACCTGGACAGGGGCTCGGGCGCGGGGAGCACAGAATCCATGTTCAGTCCATGTGCTGAAACCCACCAATACATCCGCTCATAGTTGGCAGCGATCTTGTCGATCGCATCGCCAGCTGAACGGTGAAAAATCGTCTGGCCTCGTGGGAGCCGCTGATTGTCCAATTCCTCCGCCAACGACTCGATCGCAAGCGGCGGTTGTAAGGAGTTTGCGATTGCTTCCAATAGGTGCCGATGGGTGGAGTTCGCAGGCACCGTCAGGGAAACGGGATTGTCTTGGAGACGCTTGATACCACCACCCGTTTCCTTCGTTCTCTGGAGATCGAAGCGCTCCCAATGAAATATGGCTTTCATCTGTTTGTCCCGCAGAATAGCGATAGCGTCCCTTTTACGTCAAATAGGAGTGAAGCTCGCCAATATTGAAGTCGGATTCTAAGCAGAGCGTCTGAGTTCAAAATTGAGAAGACCGGCTTCAAGGAGGTAATCAAACCTGGCGTGATCGTTTATCACATTCGCGAAGCCCAAGGGGAATACAATTTTTCCGGCAATATCAACAAGCTCCAGCGCCCTTGGGCGGCGGAATGGTGAAGGCAGAATGGTTCAAAACCTACACCTCAGCTGATGTGCCTGATAAGTTTGAACTGATGTTTCAGAGTTGGGATACTGCGAACAAACCGACCGAGCTAAGCGATTACAGCGTCTGTACTACGTGGGGCGTGAAGGAAAAGCACGTTTATTTGCTTAACGTGTGTCGCAAGCGTCTTGGCTATCCGAAATTGAAACGCGCCGTGCGAGAGCAAGCAGAGACATTCCGTCCAGAAACGATCTTAATCGAGGACAAGGCGTCGGGCACGCAACTGATTCAAGAACTGATCAGCGACGGTGAGCACGCGGTCAAGAAGTATGAACCAAAGATGGCCAAGATCATGCGAATGCATTCAGTCACCAGCACGATTGAAAACGGCTTTGCTCATATTCCAGACAAAGCGCCATGGTTGGCCGAATACCTGCACGAGCTCACGACTTTTCCCAAGGGAAAATTCGATGACCAAGCTGATTCAACGTCCCAGGCGTTGGACTGGTTTAAAGAATACTCGATGAATTCAGAATACGGACTCTTGGAACTTTACAAGGATGAAATTGCGATGCTAAAGCTGGGGAACTCCTGCTTTCGCCGATTCTGATTCGCTCTTGTTGTTTCTGTGAGGAGGAAATGAAGGTGACGGCATACCTTGGCGCCATCGATCAAGGCACGACCAGCACACGTTTTATCGTCTTCGACCATTCCGGACGGATCGTTTCCGTCGCTCAGAAGGAACACGAACAGATCTTCCCCAAGCCTGGGTGGATCGAGCACGATCCGGATGAAATCTGGCGCCGCACGCAGGAAGTTATCGGAGAAGCCATGCGGGCTAAAGAGCTGCGTCCAAAAGATCTCGCCGCCATCGGGATTACCAACCAGCGCGAGACTACAGTAGTTTGGAATCGCAAGACCGGACGGCCGGTGTACAACGCGCTGGTCTGGCAGGACACGCGCGTGGACAATGCCGTGGCGGAATTTTCACGGGAGGGCGGCCAGGATCGCTTTCGGGAAAAGACTGGCCTGCCGCTAGCTACCTACTTCAGTGGTTTGAAGGTTCGCTGGGTTCTAAGAAATATCCATGGCGCACAAGAAGCGGCAGAAGCGGGAGAATTGTTGTTTGGCAATGTCGATAGTTTTCTCGTCTGGAACCTCACGGGCGGCACAGACGGCGGAATCCACGTCACCGATGTAACCAACGCCAGCCGCACCCAGCTCATGAACCTAAAGACTCTTGCCTGGGATCCGGAGATGTTAAAGGTCTATGGCATTCCGGAAAAAATGCTCCCCAAAATCGCATCGAGCAGCGAAATATACGGAAAGGCGAAACTCGATTCGATCCAGGATGTTTCTATCGCCGGAATTCTTGGCGATCAGCAGGCTGCGCTCGTTGGCCAGACATGTTTCAATGCAGGTGAAGCAAAGAACACTTATGGCACGGGCTGTTTCATGCTGGAGAATACCGGAACGGAGCTCGTTCATTCCAAGTCTGGATTGCTCACTACCGTGGCCTATAAACTTGGCGACCGGCCTGCGCAATATGCTCTCGAAGGCAGCATCGCCGTTACCGGCGCACTCGTCCAATGGCTTCGCGATAATCTCGGACTCATTCAGAAAAGCACGGACATCGAATCACTGGCACGAACAGTTAGGGACAATGGAGGCGTCTACTTCGTTCCAGCGTTTTCCGGGTTGTATGCGCCATATTGGAAGACCAATGCGAGAGGGGTGATTGCCGGCTTGACTCGCTTCGCAAACAAAGGTCATCTGGCACGCGCCGTCCTGGAGGCCACCGCGTTTCAAACACGTGAAGTCCTCGAGGCCATGGAAAAGGATTCACAAATTCAACTGAAGGCTCTGCGAACCGATGGCGGAATGGTGGAGAACGATCTTCTGATGCAATTTCAATCGGACATCCTAAACCTTTCCGTCGTTTGTCCTGTCATCAAGGAAACCACGGCGCTGGGAGCTGCTTACGCTGCTGGTCTCGCCGTCGGTTATTACCAGGACACCGACGATCTCCGCGCGAATTGGGCCGTCGACCGCACGTGGAATCCCAATATGGAGGAAAAAACGCGAGAAAGTCTCTACAAAACCTGGAAGAAGGCAGTGACACGTTCCTTCGATTGGATCGAGTAAGTCGAAAAAGTCGCTTTCATTCTAAACGATAAAAAGAGAAAAATGCGATCGGTTCGCCTGAATCAGCTTCCCAGCAGGCTGATTTGCATCGACCTTCATCAACGTGCGCGGGAAAGCGGAAGTGACATGAGATGCTGATCTCCGGAACCAGGGTCGGAGGTTCAACTTCTCTCAGAAGAACGAGAGAAAGGTTCCGCACTCCATGGGGTGCGTAGCTAGTCGAGAATGAAGGTGACCTTGTCCCTCGCCAAAACTCCGGCCGACCGCAGAATCAGTAGCTTACAGCAATGTTTCCGGCCACGATCTGATATAACTCCGTGCCATGTTCAACCTGCTTTTTCTGTCGCTCGGTGCACTTGCTCGCG